AGTATTTTCGTTTGTAATTCTTGCCCTACTATATGTTCTGTATGTATTATCACTTTCTTCTTGCAATGCAAAAGTACCATCTTCCAAAAGAAGTCTAAGTTCACTCGTTGTATCAGCAGTACCACTTTCTAGTAATGTAAAAACAACTATATTTGTTCCATCTAGTAGTATATAGTTTGTAGTATTTGGTGTACTATCTTCATGTATGATAAATTCTGGAAGTTCAATTTCTGTATCACCGCCCGGAATTCGGAAATTAACTTCAATTGTTTTAATGATTTCACCAGATGTAAGATTTGGCTAGATATACCCCTTGAGTATAAATGAAAGAGTCCAAGTAATAGTTCTTCTTGCTGATAAATCACCCTCATATTCATCTGTTACACTAGAAGAATTTAACACAATAGGAACATCTGCCTTGATGTTCATATCGGGAATTGTATTGACGGTAACAGTAAACTCTGGCGTAAAATAAGGAAGTATCTGTTCTAAAATTTGAGTTCCGTCTTCTGCATTCTTGACAAGTATGAACAATTCAAAATCAAAATTATAAGGAACAGGATTATACATTGTAGTCATATTGGAAGTAGAAGCAGAAGTATTTGCTGCGACATTTCTACCAATCGTATTCAATTTTCTTGCAGTATCGTAAGAAACTCCTGTCATTGCAAACCCCATTCTTGGAGTTCTCGTCGCTACAACTTTTCTATCTGCAGTGGTATCTTGAACAGCAAGTAACCACTTTTGTTTGGGGCCGTATGCAAGAGGAACTTTTATTTTTTCAACAACAGTACCACTTGAATTCTTCCTTTCAATATTAATATCATTGAAAAGAGTTCCAAACACTGCTACATATTTTCTTATGGTTGAATGATAAAAGGTAGATCCTAACATTAATAACCCGACCCTTCACTAAATGGATTACCTTCTGTAAAGTCAAGTATAGAATCAGCTACAGTTTCAATTCCAACATTGTTTGCATATGCATCAGTTGATATTTCCTTATCATCTCCGACAGATGTTGTGGCATAAGATGCACCAGATTCAAAAAATAGTTTACCCTCAGTTGAAGAATTGGGGGTATTTGTTGTCTCATCATCTAAAAGAAGTGTAGTGTCATCTTCTAATGCTATAGAAAACGGATATTCATACATTTGGTTATCTGCATCAAAAGTTCCAACAATATTTCCAATTGTAAGAAGGCTTGTACTAGAATTCCAATCAAAAACCTCTCCTTTAATTGCAGAATTTGCATATCCAGTAGAACCTTGATACACTTGTTCACCAACTGTAAATGTACCAGCTCCAGTACCGAGAGTAAATTTTATTGAATAGGATTCTTCTCTTTCTATCTTATCTAACTCTTCAATACCAGTATCAATTGCTTCATCAGAATATTCAAAGAGTTCACAAACTAAATCAAAAGTTTGTAGTCCGCCCATTTGATAGAAAACATTCGTATCTTGCACGTGTTTAATCTCAAATAGGGAGTCAGACAAAGGAAAGAAAATAAGATCACCTTCTAATGGTTCTTTATCTCTATTACCTGTTTCAAAATTTAAATCTATAAATCTTCTACGAGAAATTGTAAAAGTAATTTGATCTCTTACTTCTAATCCAAAGTTACTTACAAATGTACCATCACCCTCAAATCCATCTATGCTCTTAATGTACACTTCTACCATACGAGCGTCTTCAAACTTAGAAATACGATCCTCTCCGTAGATAGAATCTGTATTAACTTCAGTTCTGGGCATGTAATGAACATCAATACCAAAAGATTTAATAGACTCAATTACGATACTTTCAACAAGTCTTTGATCTGGTGTATTAGTTCCATAATGATTAAAGTAATGATTGGTTGCCATTTATATCCTCTAACCTACGTAGAAATCATCGGGGAGTTGATACTCTAATTTTCCTTCTTTTTCTAAGTATTCTAATTCTGTAACTGCATCATCATATAATTGTCTCCCATTTAAAGTAACACCTCCGGGCAATTGAACTCCTTCAAATTTTATAAGATTCATACCCCATTGTTTTTTCAGGAGAGCTGTACAATATTTTTTAAGGAAAATATCATTATAAGCATCAGTATATGTTTCTGGATTCATTGACGCATAAGCTTCAATTATAACAAAGTCATCTATTTTAAGATCTCCACTCCAATCTATGTCAAGATAAATTCTATCTCTGTGACGATTAAACCTAAATCTTGGTAATCCAGAAAAAAGATTTTGAATAGTAGAAAGATATTGTTGAGTAAAAACATAGTTTTTCATATCACCAGCTGAACCCATTGTATAAAGATCATTCAGCGCGTACTGATAATTAACTGAAAACATATTTGTACTACCACTCAAATTTTCGGTAAGTGGTATAATTCCTGTAATACCAATATAGCTCTCATCCAAAGAAAGATAATGATTATCTATATCACCGATAGTTTGAGATGTACTACCATGAACAGTTGCTGTCGCACCACTTGTTGCTCCTGTAATGGTTTCACTGGCAGTCCATGTAGTAGTTGTATCTGTATAATAGGTATTTCCATCTCCAATCGCGTCAGCATTAGAATTATTTTTTGTGGTTGGTTTTGAATACCTTATCGTAGTATTTGCACTGTGGTATTGATGAAATGTAGCCTTAATACCACTAGATCCCCCCTCAATGGTTTCTCCGCTAGAAAAAGTTCCAGACTGTGAAGAAACGATTTGAGTTGAAGCAGTAATTTGTTTCTTTACAAATTCTGGATGTGTACCATCAAAATGATATTCTTGCCAGTAAGTTACTGCATCATCAATAGTGTCTTCAATTTGGTCATCATCAAGATTCAGTTCAACAACTGGATGTCCCAATTTTCTTTTACAATAATCTTTAAATGTAGTTCTAGATGTAGGTTGTGTCATTTGTTTAAATCCTTACTTCGTAGATTCTGGAGATACGGTTACAATACCTTCACATAATCTTTCTATGGTAGTGGCATCAGATTGAGTATATTCAACATCATATGCATACTGACCAGCAGCAATGTTTGCAGTATTTGTTGCAGTCATAGAAATTGTCACATTCGATCCAGAAATAGAAGCTGAGAAAGAATGTATATTGTTACCAGAATATGTAGATTGTCGCATCTTAGCGGCACAAATACCAGAAGAAATAGTGACATTCCCACCGGCAGAGTTTTGTGCGGTAATGGTTTTTTCAAGAGTGGCCCCTTGATCCAATACAAAATTTACAGTTTGTTTACTTAAAGTCAGTGCCATTTATTCCTTACGCTGTATCTAATGGGTAGTTATTTGCCCAGTATGAATTGTCTGCTTGAGTTCTAAAATAATCTTCGTCATCCATTGAAGCTAGAGCCTTCAAATAATTGCTATCTGCAGCACCCGATGTTATATTAGGATACGGATCTTTTTTATTTTCAGAAGTATCTTCAAGTCTATCTGGATGATGACTTGGACTCCATATCCATGAGTTCGTAGCATCCTTATTGCGTAATGTTGCCCACCCAAGCGGATCCATAGCAAATCCATTTATTCTATTTACATTTCCTTGTATGTCATTCCATCCTAATGCTTGATTCGTTACCCATGTACCTGCCCAGTTTGATGCAAATACATATGCATTGTCGGCCGCATCACAGAATGCACCAAATCGTGTACCTGCTTCTCTGTCTCCTTCGTATCCTATTCCTTGAATAACTCCTAAGAAGTCATTTGCATTACTCATTTGTACATGATGCCACTCCAGTTCGTGTACTTTACCTGTCCTCATATTTGTTTGGTAAAACTTAAAGGAGTCTTTAATATTTTGTACTAGTTGTGCCTCAGTTTCAGATCGTGTACTCTGTTTGTAATATCCCACAGGCCCACCATTATATACACAAGTAATTTGATACCACATACGCACATCTCCTTCAACATCAGCAGGATCCATTGTTTGGTACACAGTTGTGCTGGTATTGTTATCTTCAAATGGATCTTGATAACAACCACTAGGATTGTGTGTCTTAATACTAGTATTTGCTGATACTCCTAAAACTGGCTTAAGGTATCCATCGACACGATTGTAGTTGCCGGTATTCCTAGACATATGCCCTATTTGGAAAGTGAGTTGACCTTTAAGCTGTTGTAATCTAAATCCACCTCCTTTATTATTACCGTAATGCTTTGGTGAAGCTGCCCAGACTGTTCCATTGGGTTCGATAGCTTGATCAATATGAGTGATTTTAGTAAAGTTTGTTGAAAATGTTGATGTAATAGTAAATGGTTTTCCAGTTCTTGCTTCACCATCGGCAAGAGCAGAGTAACTACCAGTACTCCAAGTTGAGGTATTTTCGTTGTAAGTGTTTGGAGTTCCAACCAATCTGATCAATGCTTGATTCCATGCTGCATGACTAGTGTATGTTCCTTCTGCTATTATTACATCTTTCATTTCAAGAATATCTTCATGGTGGGGGCCTTCCATTTCCCACCAGTGATCCTCACCATTTTCTCCCCAATAGGGGCTGGCCACATCAGTTGCATTGGTTACTAATCTATCTTTTGTACCATCATTTCTAACATAATCAGTCCAGTAGGTAGAACCCCATTGACCATCAGATATAACCTCTGCTGACACCACTTCTTCTTCTACTCCACCAGCTATGATATCTCCTGCTGTAGACTGTGGAGATATAGTTACAATACCTTCTACTAATCTTTCTACAGTACTGGTATCAGATTGAGTAAATTCTATATCATACACATATCTACGGTCTGCAGAAACATTGGCAGTATTTGTTGATGTCATTGAAATAGTAACATTTGATCCAGAAACGGATGTAGAAAAATCATGTATATTGTTACTAGAGTCTATGGATTGTCTTAGTTTGGCCGCAGTAGTGCCGGAAGATATGACCACATCACCACCTGCTGTGTTTTTGGCGGTAAAAGTCTTTTCAAAGGTGGCCCCTTGATCCAATACAAAATTTGCAGTTTGTTTATTTAAAGCCAGTGCCACCAAGAATCTCCCTGTTGTTAAAACCTTTTTCTATTATTATTTAGTAAAGGTAGGGATTGTGAATGTTTAACTTCTTACGATATTAGAGGGCACATCAACTGGCACCGTTCCGTCTGGTAAATGCCAATCTTGTACATATCTATGTTTTTTATCTGTTTCATCTGATTTCACAACTGCAAGTGGAATCTGAAACTCTTTGACTACATTACGATACATGGAGTGTAACTCTTCCATTTGAGATTGTTGTACTTCTCCTTTTTTTAATTTATTTTCCCAATATTGGTCATATTTCCAGACAACATTGTGTGGCCTTAGATCAATATCGTATATCATTGCAAAGGGTGTTTCTGCCATTCCTCCATTTATGCATATTTGACATAATTCTTTAGAAAAAAGATTCAAACCATCTGGCGTAACTGGCCGGACATGAGTTGGATCTGAAATAAAATTCCAATGCCACGGACTTGGAACATGGACATTTATTATTGCACCATCTTCACATATCCGATACATCTCTTGGAGTATCTTAATGTAAACCTTCCAATCAGCACCAAGATGTTCCAGAGTATGTTTAATTAGAATCTCTGAAACAGTATCACTTTCCCACGGCCAGGGAAACTCTTCCAAATCATGAGTTACATCACATTTTGAATCATCGTAGAAATCAACGTTTACCCAACCGTCTATGTGTTTTTTTCCACATCCAAGATTAAGTTTCACTCATCCTCATCATCATCCAAGAACGCAGACATATCAACAACCTCTTCCATCAATCCTATTTCGATAGGTGAAAGTTTCAACCCCTCTGGAAATTTGATTGGTTTGATTCCATCTATCTCAAATTCTTCTTCCATTAGTTCACCCATAGCAGTTGAAAATGCAGGAATATGAACTTCTGCAACTTTTGTGTTACCATCTTTATCTGGTTCATCTGCATATTTTTTAACCAGTTTCATTCTAGTATCATTAAAATCTTCTTGTGCAGATCCTAATTTTTTGACTAACCGATTGAACCAATATGCACCCTTTGGCTCCCAATCTTCGTA